TGGGTTGTTTGAATCTTTCTTTGTGTGTATACATTCTTTTAAAATTGGTGGAGTTGTGCTTAAATCGGATATTAGGCAGGAGTACCCAGTCACGCGTTCCTTGTCCGTGTGTATTTTGAATAAAACCTCAATTGTGGGAAAAGTGATACATATATGAGTAGAATGCTCCTCCGTCTGGAGCAGGATATCTTCACCTACCCAGATCGGCATTGTTAATTGCAATTTACGGGCGAATAAATTAAAATAACTAAGTTCGGGTTCTTGCATATTCGACCATAAGGGCTTTTAATAGTTGGGATTCATCTAAATCTCGACCATTAATCAATTGCTCAAACGTACCCGATTCTTTGTCTAGCATCTCAATAAACATATCGTCAATAGTCCCAGGGCATGGTAGGTAATACACATTTACTGGGTGCGCTTGACCCATACGATGCAATCTATCCTCTGCTTGCGCTGCCTCCGCTGGAGACCAAGGGAACTCAACGAAGGCGACATTGCTACACACTGTCTGTAATCCATCAACGCCCGTCCCAAGGGATGCGATATTGCCAACTATGATTTTTAAATTGGGGTCAGTTTTGAATTGTGCAACTACTGAATCTTTTTGTGCTGCTGTCATTTTTCCGTAAACGATAGCAGCGCACTCGTTAAAGTTCTGTTGGATAGCTTCTACTACAGCATTATGCCAGGCGAATATTATAATTTTATCACAAGAGTCCAGTATGTCCGATATCCACTTCTGTACAGCGATTTCCTTTTCTGCAAAAGCACTCATCGATAATTCAGCGAGCTGGTCACGTTGTTGTAGTGCGGATTCACTAAAATTACCGAAAAGCTGAGACTCTAGTTTTTTATATTCACGCATATCCGAAGTGATTTCTAAAGGTACTACTGTTTTAATTTTTGCAGGTAATTCTTTTAGAACATCTTTTTTCTCACGTCGTATCATTAAGGGCTTAAGGAATTTATGAAGTTCCGGAAGATTCGATGCACCATTGAATTGATACCCGAATCCATTGTGAGTAGGTCCACAATACCGCTGTAAATACCTCCACTCATTTCCGAAAGTTTGAGGGTCTATTAAATTTAAAATTGAGAAAAATTGCTTCGGTCTTTTTTTAATTGGCGTACCAGACATCATTATAAGACCGGGTGACTCCTTTCCTAATGCTCTGAATGCTTTTGTCCTAAGCGACTTCATATTTCCAATTGCCTGAATCTCATCACCGATAATCATTTTGAATGGGACTTTTAAAAGTTCCTTTTTCCAATTCGACAAGATATCCCAATTGATAATATAATCTTTGTCGTGCGAGAGTTCGTACGGTGTTTTTCCGTATAGCAATTCGATATTCTTTCTCGAACTCCATTTTGGATATTCACGAGCCCATTGCAATTTTACATTCGCAGGCACTACTATTAGCGTAGGTGTTATTTCTGGATGTAGTTTAAGATAGGACAGTGACTGGACTGTATTATGGGTTACAATGTAATCTTCAGTGATGTAGGTATGATCGGGAGAGTCTACGCTAATACAAACAGATTCAACTACACCTATGCATTCAATGCTCTCAAAGTATTTAATTGGTCTAATTTTACTAGGCACTCTCCACTTTATTGCCTGAAAAGACTCGCGGTACGGATTTATCGATAATAAAATATCAAGACGGTACTTGAGTGACGTGTGTGTTGAACTACGTCTCTTTAATAGAGCAACTCCACCAAGAGAGGAGACTAGTGATTTTATATTATGCACGAGGGTGCAGCATGTTATCGTAATTACATCGCATCGATCACCCCTAAATCCACAACGATCCATTAATCCACGAAGGAGCCCCAGTCTTTGAGACTTACTACCCTGTAAGTACTCCTGCGGTATCCCTTGACCCAATCCTACTCCACGGGCGTCATTTACAGCAAGCGATGCTCCTGTATTATAGGGGGTTGCTGTGTACGTTTTTTCTGGGAGGTTTATCGGTTGTGTAATAGGGATGTATGTGTTCGTAGGTGCTTTCATTATGTTACGCAACGACCTTACTTCCCAATCAATGTCTATTTGTGAGTCTGAATCCGATAAACATTTCCAGAGATGCTCATCGCAGCAATTTGTTTCTGATTGGTCCGAAAATTGAACACGATAGTTCTTCTTCATACCTTGTGGGAATACACCTGTAACTTTACAGGGCTGACCATCGGACCCATATACCATATCTCCGATTTTAAGCTCACCTAAGCTCACCCAACCGGAGGGGGTTAGTGTTGGGGTGTGTACGTCTTGTGCTTTCCCTGTACCCATCTCATCGCCGCACAAACCACGACCGTTACGGTACTCAAAGAATTTTAAAAAATCAAGTTGATAATTTCGTAAATTCGTAAATTCGGATTCTGGGATTTGAATTTCTTCCCAGGGCTGAATTCCCTGTTCTGCAAGAGCTTCTTCTTTTTTGATTTTCTCAAATACAGTATCGTCTACTCCGGTTATTGTAAAACCTTCGTTTTTGATTAATTGTAAAGTATTTTCAGTATACCCAACCTTCCAGCTTTTATCTTTTGAGCTGAACGATCGGTTGGGGAGACCTTTAACAAAAGCTAAAGATTGGCCCCATTCCTCTCGGGAGATACCAGTAAACGTTACAGTTATATAATTTTTAGTTGGATCTACTTCAGCTTTTTTCGGCATTATTTATTAGATCCTCAATAATGCGAATTGCGTTCTCAATAAAAGTCGAGACAAAGGGCTCCACTTCATTCTCCGCACGTGCACAGAGGTAATCCCAAATAAAATTAAATATTAGTAGCATATCTTTATTTTGCTCTGTTTTTAAAATCTGCACAAAATACGAAGCTGTTCTGATTATTGGTTGATCCCCTGTATAATCATATTTTTGATTAACCGAAGACTCCCGCTCTAAATACCAAATTGCCTTTTTTAGGTCTTCTACTACGTTGAATTTATATTGTGCCCGGTATAAGTACTTGAAAGCATTTCCGAGATTAAAAGATAAGTGTTCACAGACATCAATTGCTTCCACTCCGGAAGGGTGATTGTTGTAGTGATCTGGGTGGTTTACCATTTCTTAGATTGATGCCTTATTATATGATTGGGGTCTATTTCCTTTGAAGGAAAAAAGAAGGGTATTGTGCCTAGGTAAAGGAATATTCATAAAGGAAATGAATACACAACACCCTTCAAGAGATTATAAATATATAATTATATAGGCCTACATGCAAATAGTGTAACGTCACTAAGTGTATATTGTTTGCCGCCCGCTGTTAATTTTTGGATAATTGCTGTAACGCATTTTTGATAATACTCAGCAGTATGCTCAGGATATTGGGATACATCTAATTCAAGAACAGGGTACCATTTAGGATCCAATTGTGTTGCATTTTTCCCACGGTACAATCGATTTCTCCAATTTGGGTCCGGTTTGTATGAACGGGACTCCATTTCATCTAAAATCTTAACGTGGTACAGATATAAATAATCCCATGAGTGTCTATAGATATAGAGCGCAGTCCCTTTATGGCCCGCCCAACTACGTCCACGAATACTACAGCACGTTCTGTGCATATGCAAGAGCAGGAGTCTTGGTAAATGGGGTATTAAATCATCGTGTATTAATCGCATAGTTTATTATATTCTTTTCTACTCATCGTTGGAAGACATCCTCTCTAGAATCTTTGAAATTGCGGAGAGTAGCTGATATTGTAATTTAGAATCCTCGAACTTCAGTTTGTATAATTCCATACGCATTGCAGGGTCAGTAATCTCATCTAATTGAAGGAATTTTTCGACATTGCGATGCATCTTAAAAAGGGATTCAATATATGTTGTTATTGCAAGCCTATTTAATTTAGAGCCCTTGCTTAAATTACTAAGGAGATCCCGTTTACTGATGAAAGAATCAAGATCTTTACCTGCAAGTGACTTAAATACACGTAACGCAGACTCGTCAAGAGTTATTTCTTGCGATGCTTTCTTAAAGGAAGTTAGCCGTATAGTATTATTAATAATACCCTTTAATTCATGCTTTTCCGGAAATGTTAATGTAGTACCACCAAAAGTGCGCAGTAACTTGGAGAAATTACGACCGCCTATTAGTTTTGGGAGCATTACGAGCTTTGGATCTATCTCGGATAATTTTGCAAGGAGTAGAAGGACATTAGCATCTTTCATGCCTGTGTCTAACTCCTCCGTATTAGCTGCAAACGCTTTGTCTAGCTCACGTTTTCCATATTGGAATAGTGTAATAGTCAATTGATTTAAAGTCCGGTAGATCGCCTTATTCCCGGTTTTATAGTATATCAGAAAAAGTGCATACTCCTCAGGTTCTAATACGGATAGAACCTCATCCACACAGGACCTAATATAGGAGTCATGTAATTTTCTGGGAATATCAATTTGCTGATACTCTTCGTAGTTAATGGGCTCCTCGCATATAAGGGCGGTGTACTCATTCCACACAATTTTAGAAATCTGAATCCGTACTGTTTTAT